ATCTTATTATCATTTATAATAGTATTATCTTTTATTACTCTTGCTATCATTCTATATGTTTTTCTAGTTAACATTGTTATCCCCTTTATTATTTAAGTTAATATTATTTATTTTACATACAAACGGACTAAAACAACCCTCAAAATATTTAATTTCATAATAATTATTATTATATTTAAACGACCAAAAATTAACGCCAAAATTATAATCATTAATATATTTATGTATTTTATCCCATTCATTTATTAAACCGCGTTTTACTAGTGCATTTAATACGCGTCCATCTGTTACTATTTCGTAATTATCTGGATAATTTACGTGACTATGTTGCATTATTATATTCATTTTGTAACCTCCAATTTATAATATTCAATCGCTTTTATTATTCTGTCAATATCAGCTTTTAATTGATAGTTTTTAGATTCTAACTCATCAATTCTATTATTTAATTTACTTGTTATTTCTGTCTCTTGGTCAATATCTGGAATATCTTTTGTAAATGCAATGTTTCCAGATTTTAACAAATCAAATACATTATTTATTTGTTTTTCTAATAAGTCAACCTTATTATTTAATGTTTTATTATCCACTTTACAACCTCCATTTATTTAATTTACATAACTTACACTACATAATTTAATATAAGTTCCCATATATTTTTATATATTTTATATTATTTTATATTGTTTATATTGTTTAATATGTATTATATTTGATTAGCCAACAACGGCACAATAGAAACGGAGATAGAAAAATGGAAGAGAAAAAAACGTATTATAAAGAGGACTTAATAGAGGGAGCAATAGAAGACCTTCAAGACAGAATAGAGTGGTGCGAGAAAGAAGAAGAGAGATATGACGAAGACGATTTAATTTCAGAGGTAGCCGACAACAACATACCAGTTTACACATACGATTTACTACAATATGCAAGTAACAATTTTGACTTAATTTATAAAAATGATTTATGCTCAGAAGACGCCGATTGCATACAAATAATACAAGCAAATATATACGAATTACTTACAGAAGAATTATACGATTACATTAATACAAAACAAGGAGAATAAAATGGTACAAGTAACAATGAATGAAGATTGTCAATTTTTAAAAGACATAGAAAAAAATAGTTTAGATACTAATTTCATGGGTACAAACAAAGGGCTATATAATTTAATGATTGCAAGAGGTCAAGTTAAGTTATTTAGCAAAGGCATAAAACCTACGCAAAAATGGACATTAAAGAGCGTAAAAAATTATTTTGGTATCAAGGGTAATACACAAAGTATTTTAGACCAATTAAATACATTAAATCAAATAATAAAGGAGGGCTAAGAAATGTATAAAGTAGACATAGATAGATTAGTAAGGTGGGCAGTTGATAGTGATTTGGAGAAATTTGCAGAAGACGCATATGGAGTTACGGGTACAGCATTTGAAGTTGCAAGTAATGGAGATTATTTAAGAGGTAAATTCAGACAAATGCAGACCCATTTTATAATGTGGTTAGGTGGGCTAGATTCAGGGAACAGAATAAGATTAGCAAGAAATATAACAAAAGGAGAAGAAAATGAATAAAGCATTATTTGATTGGCTAGATAAAGTAGAAGGCAAGAAATATTCAACGTATAAACTGATAAAGAAATTAAGGAAAGAGGAGAAGAAAAGATGAAAGATTATAAAATTATAGAAGGTTTTATAGAATGGTTTATAAAAGAACAGAATGATGATTGTTGTCAAAAAGATATTATGCTCGATTCATTAGTAAGATATTTAGAAGAGGAGAAGAAAAAATGAAAATGGAAGATTATTACACAAAAGATGAGATTGACTACATGTGCATATGTTGCGGTTTAAATCCAAGAAACATAAACGATAGCATAAAGGATATGTGCATAGAGAAATTTGAGCAGATGATATTGGATAAAATAAACGAAGCTGAAGCAAGGAGGTCGTAATGGAATATTACAAAGACATAAATAACATTGTCAATGATATGCTGACAATAGGAAACGAAACAGAGAAAAGGGAGAAAGAACTCATGGAAGAAGAAAAACAAACAAGCAAAAGAATCATAATACCCATTACAGAACATGATTTAGAAATATTTAAAGAAATTGTTGATGGAACAACAACGCATGTTGACTGGGCTTTTGTTACACAAAACACTAATTGCGAAGAACTTATTAATGTTAAATTTACAAAAGACACGGAGGAGGAATAATGTATCAACAAAGCGAAATGAGAGACTGGGAAGATTTATTCTATCTGTTGCAATGTTTAAATCCAGAATCAGACAAACCATCACCACATTGTTTAGATGAACCAGAAGATACAGCAAGATGGGAAGATATTTGCTATCTTATGGACAGATTAAAACCAAAGGAGGAAGATGATGTTAGATAATGATGGTAAATATTATTGTGAAGAAGAAGGTTGTGGTAGAGAACTTTGTGGCGATATGGTAGGTAGTTGGTTTTGGCAGTTATGTACATTTTGCTTTGAAGAAAAGGAGGAGGGATAATGGGAATGAAAGACAAAGCAATGGAATTTCTTGAAAATGGTGGATATAATCTGGAATATGATGAATGGAATTTACCACGAGTAGAGGATATGGAAGCAGTAATAGATGAAGGAATACCAGTATGGGAGTATTTTGGAAAAACAGAAAGAGAATACTATGGAGGCGAACAATGGTAGAAGGTATTTTAGGTGTTATATTTGTTCTATACGTAGTATTTACAATATTAAAATCAATAATAACAAAAGGAGAGTAAAATGAAAAAGACAAACGCAGTATGGTATGTAGTAATTGCATTAACAATATGGTGTACATGGAACTCAGTTGGTAAGAACAACTTGGTTACAGCATTATCATATGTTGAAGCACAACAGGAAATAATGGTAAGAGAAACGGCTTACATGACAGATAGGTTATATGCACTTGAAAATGCAGAACCTGAAGTAATTGTTAAGGAAGTCATTAAAGAAGTAGAGGTTCCTGTTGAAGTAATAAAAGAGGTAGAGGTTATCAAAGAAGTAATGGTAAAAGATACCACTGGAGGACAGGAAGATGTCCAATAAACAGGCAATGTGGTCTGTTATGGCTATGTTGACAATATGGTGTGTATGGAACACAGCAAAAATCAACAATGTCAAGACTGATTACGAGAACATGAATAGTATAGTCAATAATTTGGCTGAAGAATATCAGGAAGAAGAGAAGCAAGTATCTACTGAATATGAAGATATTTATTTTTCTCAAGTATTTGCTGAACAAAGAGCTTTATATGGCGGTGGTCATGTGTTTGAATGGAATGGTAATACATATACGACCGATTATAAAGAAGAAGAAACAGCAAGTGCTAATGGTTGGGTATTAAATTCAGATGATTATGATGACTATTGCAAATCAAATTATCATGACTCATGCGGAGTGTGTGATGGTAATGGAGCAACTAAATGGTTTGCAGATAGAGATGGAGATGGATTGGGAGATTCAACAACTTTTATCAAAAGCTGTGATGAACCCGTAGCAAGTAGATAACAATAACATAGAGAGTCAGTGACTGGTCACACAAGGGAATATGTCACACAAAACAGGTAGAGCTGATGGCTCTCTATAAAACAAGGAGATAAAATGGAAAAAGAATGTGCAAGAAAATTATTTAAAGTTCAAGTTATACAAATAGCTCTTTTTAATCGATTAAATGATAAAAGAATTTTTGATGAAAGTTATTTATGTAATATTATGGGAGCATTTGAAATAGACGAAATTGTTTTAGATTATATTCCTATACCTGAACATAATTGTGAAGGACAAGAAAACTACGATGCAAAAAAAACATTATGTAACCGAGACTGGTATTTTGAGCAATTAAGTTGCATAGCAGATGAAGTGAAATTTGAAGATTATCATCGAGGATTAAGTAACATTGTTATTAACAACAAAGAGATAGATTCATATTTAGATGATTTTTTAGAAAAAATTTACGAAAACCAAATACAATAAAAGGGAAGGGAATAATGGCAATACATATAAAAGACATACAAGAAGCAATAACATTAATTAAAGAAACACAAGTAAGTCTCAGAAGATTAGCAAAGATAATAACCAATGAAGATTTAAGAACCTTGCAGCCAAAGATTGACAAGTTTCTTGAAGAGATAGAAATAGATGTTTACACTGATTGAGACACTATTGAGAATGAAAATAAATGAAAATAATATTAGGAATAAATGATAACAAATAATAATATATATACTAGGATATGTATATAGGAAAGGAAAGTATATGGAAGATAGTAAAGTAATAACTTACCCACTAAAAGTAGACAAGAAGGAATGGAATAAATTCAAAGGAACATCCTACCTTTTAGGCTTTGATACGGTTAATGACTGTTTGAAGCATTTAATTGAAGAATGCGTAAAAAGGGCTAATAATGCGAAGTAATAGCCCAATTGATATAGAAGGTATATACAGCGATTATCTGGACAAAAAACAGGAAGAAAACCGCTTAAATCGATATTCTGGCAATGAAAGCTGGTATCATGCAAGCGGAGCTGGTAGTTGTTCAAGAAAGTTGTACTTTGAGTCAGTGGAACAAGTAGAACCAACGAACCCAATTGATGCAAAAACTAAAAGATTGCTAAGATTGGGTAATGTGGTGCATGATGATTTTGAAAAAGCCCTTCACTACTATAATAGAGATAATAATAGAGATAATAATAGAGATATCTCTAGTGATAAAGAAAAAGAAAATAAAGAAAAAGAAATAAAATTTCACACTGAGGGAGAGGTAAAGGTAGAAGAACTCAACGTTAGAGGATTTTATGATATTGTAGTAGAAGGAGAAGAGGTTTACCTGTATGATTTAAAAACTTGTGGTGGATATTCATGGAAATTAAAGTTTGGTAGAAAACCTGCTTTTAATCCATCTATTCACTATGAATTGCAACTTGGTACATACGGGTATGCAGTGAAGCAACAGTTCGGTAGGCTTGATGGAATGTTTTTGTATTATTACAATAAGGATACTTCCATGATGAGGGCAGTGTCGGTGCCTTTAACATACGTTTCAAGAGCCTACTTGTTCTGGAGAAATACCAAGGATGAACATAAACATGGATTGCCACCGTTTAGAAAAGGTGTATCACCTGTACAAGATTGGCAGTGTAATTATTGTCAGTTTCTAGACCATTGCAATCCACTAAGATAGGGAGATAAATATGAGTAAAGAAACTGAAAAACAATGGGAAAAAGAGAAAAAAGAGGCTATAATGAGAAGATTTTCAAGTAGCTTATGGTCAACTGAATATACTGACGAATTTCTCAATGAAGTAAATATTGCAGATGGTTTATGCAGGATTGCTGAACATTTAAGTAAAATTGCTAAATTAATGAGTGAAAACAAACAAACAAAGGAGTGAATATGAGTAAAACAACACAAAACACATTCATGAAGCTCTATAAAACAGACGTAAGTAAATATCAGAAGAAAAAGGGAAAGTTTACTTATTTGTCTTGGGCAGATGCATGGGCATTGCTAAAAAAACAATGTCCAGATGCTAGATACGGAGTTACAAAGGCAGAGGATGGTTCTCCATTCTTTGTCACACAATGTGGTTTTTTTGTTGATGTATGGGTAGAAGCTGATGGTGTATCACTATCACAAATTCATCCCGTACTTGATAATAGAAACCAACCAATTGCTGAACCAAATGCTTTTCATATTAATACAAGCATACAAAGAGCATTAGCTAAAACTATTGCATTACATGGATTAGGTTTATACATCTTTGCGGGTGAAGATTTACCTGAACCTGATGCATTAACGCCTGATGAGGAGGCGAAGTTGTATGAATTAGCTAAGTCTATTAGTAAAGAACTTGTTAATGAGTTAAAGGCTAAGGTTGCAAACATGGAAATAAATGCTAATAACTATGAAGCATGTATTGAGAAAGTCGAACAAATGATAAAAAACAAAAAAGGAGATAAATAATGGCTGATATCAATGACGCATTTGACGGAGTAACAGGAAAACAAAGTTTCTTTATTCCTGGTAAAAAAGAGAAGAAGGACTATAAACCTTTTGCTAAAGGTGAATACTTTGGACATATCGTTGAATGCGAATCAAAAGAGGTTGATGTAAAAGGTGGAAAGCATAAAGCTAGATTATATACTTACACTTTTCAAGCATCAAAAGAAAACAAAGACAAAACCTTTCAGTATGAAAACATAAATGGACAGATGGAAGATACTAAAGGCGATTGTTATGTTGGTAGTAAATTCAGAGGTAAAGTATGGAGGTTCTTAGAGCCAACAGAAAGAGATACCTTTGAATCATATCCTGAAGGAAACTCAGGGTACTTAAGATTCTGCCAAACTATAGGAGTTGAATGTCCTGTAGAAAAAAGAGTCGTAGATGGTAATGAAATAGAAGTGCAGCTATTGCCTAATTTAGAGACAGGGGATATGCTCGGAAAGCCAGGAATCGCTTTTGTTGACCTTGGGAGACCATGGACAAATAAAAAGGGCGAAAGAAAGCAATATTGGGATTCTAAATTCATCAAAAAGTGGGAAGATGGAGAAGAAATATCAATAGCGGAAAGTTCTAATGCGATACCATTCTAGAAGAAAAGTAAAAACAATGAAGAGAGTGTTTATAAATGTGCTTTATAAAATAGGAATGCCTGTTAAAAGCATAAAAAAGGTAGTTGGATTGTCTAGGGCTACTGTTTATAGACACATAAATAGGTAATAACTATGGGAGGGCGGAGTTACCCCACTAATCATATCGCTCTGCCTTCCCACTCCCTAAATTGGAGGATATATGAGACAGACAGTTAAAGGTAAAGGAAAGTTAAGATTTTGTCCGACAAATAAAGTTTGTTGGTCGCTAACAAGAGATGATGAATTAAAGATATTTCGAGACATGCCAACGTATGGTCTTGAAAGAGAAGAGATACCAGAAGAACATAAACCAAGGAGGATATAATGGGTAGAGCTATAGACATGGAAAAAGATATTGATAAGTTAAAAATAGAAGTAGAAAAACTTAACAATATAGTTAGAGGTATGGCTAGTGAGCTTACTGAAGTAACAGATGCGTTATTTGAGGAAGAAGAAACAGAAACCAAAGAGGAGAAAAAAGATGGCAAAGAAAAAGCCAACAGCAAAGGAAATGGAAAAGGTAATAAATCTAGTGATACAGCAGACGGAGATTCTGATACAAAGAGTAAATAAACTAGAATTTATAACTGAGACATACCATGAATACAAAAATGAAAAAGAAGACTTTATTAAATACCTCAATCGAAAGGTTGAAAAAAGTAATAAAGACAGAGATGGCGATAGTTCACGTAACAACGAACAACAAAATATTTCTAAGCCTGCAGGAAGCGATAAAGGAGCAGGAAAAGATACAAAAAAAAAGTCAAATAGTAAAAAAAAAGAGGGAAAAGATAATGAAAGTATATGAAATATTATCAAAAGTGTTATCTGAGAACGAATGGGGAATATTCTTTAAAGGAGAGCCTATAGAAGGATACCCAACTCAAGATGGCATGAAGATGTACAAAGTAAATGAGGTTGCATCTGACAGACTGTATGATGCAATAGAAAAAGAGATAATACAAACGGAGAATCAATGCCAACAAGCAAAGACAAGTTCCGAGGAAGAACAGACAGAGAGCAAGTAATAGACTGGCTTAAAGCTGACTTGAGATATTACCAAAATAATGTCGGAGAGATAACAGAATACGGAACTTTAATAGACGAAAAACTTATTAACGCTGTTAAATTTAGGATACAAGCATTACTTAATAAGTTATAAACAAAAATAGGGAGAAAAAATGGAAAATGCACTACCATATGATATTGTGGCGGAAGATGCTGTGCTTGGGTCTGTAATAGCAAATCCAGGGGAGTATGAGGCAGTGGCTAGATACTTTTCTGATGATAATGTTTTTTATCAGAGAAGAGCGAAGCTACTTTGGAATAAATTAAAGAAAATGATTAGAGAGAGGCAGACAGTTGATACATTGACTGTATGCATGGCTGTAACTAAGGAAGATATAGATAAAGGCTTAACAAAGCATTATATTACAGGATGTACCTCTGAGACATGCGTAAAGGGTATGACGGAATATTACGCCAATAAGCTATATGAAAAATATCTTTTAAGAAAGATTATTGTTAAAGCAGATGATATAAAGAAAAATGCTCAAGATAATAAGAGTGATATTTATATGACAATAAGCGAAACACATTCAATCTTATCTGAAATTTTAAACATAAGACCTTCAATGGCTACTGATATTAATGATGTTATATCCGAAACTGTAGATAGTATAAAAAATAAGACTTCAAAATTAATTACAACAGGCTATGGTAAACTAAATGCCTTTTCTGGAGGCTTAACAAGGGGAGAAATTACAATTATAGGCGGAAGACCAGGTCATGGTAAGACGACAGTAATGATTAATATGCTAGCTAATATTCTTAAAGATGGTCATAAAGCTATATTTTTTAGCAGGGAGTTACCAAACTCAGAGCTTGTAAAAAAGATTGTTTGTTTAGAATCTGGGAAATTAGATTATGGTCAGGTGCGTAAAAACATATGGACTAATACTTCTTTAAAACATTTCGAAGAGGCTTTATCTTTTGTTAGGAGTAAGTATTCAAGCGATAAGTTTTTAATGTTTGATAATGTAAGAGATTTTGCAGCATCGTCAAGTGAGGTTAAAAAGTTTAAGCCTGATATTATATTTGATGATTATATACAGCTTATTGCATGTGATAGCAGAGAAGACCAAAGAAGACTACAAATAGAGAAACTTGTTAATGATTATAAATGGCTTGCGAAAGAAACGGATGCTGTTGTTGTATTGGCTTCACAATTAAATAGAATGATTGAGAGGGCAGGAGTGAGAGGAAAAGCATTAATGCCTCAGCTATCTGATTTAGCAGAGAGTGGAGCAATAGAACAAGTAGCGGAGAACGTATTCTTTAGCTATTATGACTATAAAGTAAGAGGAGAAGCAGGTAAAGGTAAAAATACACTGACTATATCAGCAGGAAAGGTGAGATACGGAGACAGCGGTGATGTTGATTTAGTTTACGAAGGTAATAGATGTAAAATATATAACGATTCAGGAGAAGCGATAGATGAAAAAGCAGCGACAAAATTGCAAGAAAATAAAAACGCAAAACAGCTTGAAATACATAGGGATTGACCCAGGTAAAAGCGGTGGTATAACTGTTATTGATGAAAAGGGCAATATAGATGCATATAAATGCCCTGAAAAAGTTTTAGACATGTCAATGACATTTAAGATAATAATAGGAGATACTGCTCCAGATAATGTTAAGCTATTAATGGAGAGAGTATGGGCAAGACCAGGAAACGCTGTAAGAGCCGCATTTACATATGGTGTTAATTATGGTCAGTGGCTTGGTATTGCAGCATCATATGAAATAAAAATGTATACAGCGTTGCCAAACGATTGGATTAAGTGGGTAGGATGTCCTAAAGCATTGCCAGTTGCAGATAGAAAGCGATGGTTAAAAACAAAAGCAAAGGAACTATACCCTGAATTGAAAAAGGTTACATTAAAAACTGCTGATGCAATATTAATATGCCATTATGCAAAAGAGGAATATTTTATAGATTGATATATTTACAAGATATAATAAGAATATTTGGAGAATGCTATAGAAACAAGGGAGGTGAATGGGTGAAAGTAACAGAAGAGTACGCTAAAGGGTTTGACTTAGATTTAAAATTTGGTCAACTTGGAGAAAAGTTTGTTGACGATATGCAAAACGGCAACAATAAAATAGAAGTAAAAACAGAAAGAGATATTTGGAAAACAACTGGTAATATAGCTATAGAATTGAAGTATAAAGGCTATCCATCAGGCATTTCTACCACTGAATCAAGCACATGGGTACATTTATTGAGCTATAAAGGGGTTATACAGGGCGGATTTATATTCCAGGTAGACTCACTTAAGGTTTTAATAAAAAAACGCTATAAAGATGGTAAATTAAAAATGGTAATGGGTGGGGATGATAATATGAGTCAAATGGCATTGCTGCCAATTAAAGAACTTTGGGGTTAAAATCCTTGCTCTACTGACCAATCATGGTCATCATAAAAGTTTTTAATATTATGTTTTCTTGCATAAACAGGAAGATGTTTCATGAACTCTATTAATCTTTTTCTGTATTCAGATTCAGATTCAAATAAAGTCATGGTTAATTCTTTAGCGTCTTTAGATTGTTGTAACCATTTAATGAACTCTAATGAATTTCTTTTGCCTTTTTTGCTTGATTTATATAAACTGCCTTTATTTGGATTTAGTTGTCTTAATTTTCCTTTAATCATAGATTCGGCTTCTTTAAAAGCGACATCCATAGACCTTCCAAATCTAACCCTATCATGAGCAATGGCAAAAAATGTAGCAAAGAAATGTTCAGCAAATTCTTCTTTTCCCTGTAAATAAAAACTATCTTTAAAATCTTTATAATAAGGGGACAATTCATTTTTTTGCATTTCCTCTGGCATAGGCTTACCTTTTTCTTCCATAAAATCTCTGTAAAGTTTTGATATTCTAATCCTATTACTATTCAATTTATTAAACTTACGTTCTTTTATTTTTAAAGCATTACTATATCCAGAAAATGTTCCTTTCATTATATTTTCACCAAATTGACTAAAATTAGATTTACCGTCAGCCAATTGACCTATTTCCATAACCATAGTAGATATTGTGTTATATATTGCAGGTTCTAAGGTTTGTTGAAAACCAGTATCAAATGGACTAACAACTTCTGACATTATTCCAAACAATTCACCTTTCCACATTGTAGTTTTAAATCTTGTCCACCAATCAGAATTTTCTTTAGGCATATCAGTGTTAAGTAAAGCTTTATATACACCCATCATTACGCTGCCTGATACATATGTTGCAGCAAGACCCATAACAGGTTTCATTAAATTTCTATTTCTAATTGATTCTCTTATATTATTTTGAGTATTATCAGTTGCCGCATAAGCCATTCTTTTAAAAAGTGTTAATGGTCTTATTCCTTCTGCTCCTGCAAACTTTGGCATAAATAAATCAGCTGAAGACCCTTGAGTATTAACGTGTGAATATAAATTCATTTTATTATTTATGTTTTCTACATTCCTCATTAATTTTATTTTATCTAAATTAGATAAACTGTTATCAGCTTTTACTTCTTTAGAATCACCGTATTTTCTTCTTATGCCTATTTCTTTATCATTTAAAAAATAAAATGATTTCAATCTATCTACAGAACGATTATATATTTTGCTGTTTTTAGGGTGAGCAGATATATTATTTAATAATCTTTTTTGTTCTGCTATAGAACTAGCTATTGCAAGAAGCCTATTAAACTTTTCTGTAGGTTTCATAAAACCAGCTTTAAATGCAGTTGCATCCAATGCTCTATCTGCAAGGTTCCTGCCTTCATATAATATATTACCAATACTAAAAGCATTACTATCCAAAGCCCTTTTATAAACCTCTGCATCCTTTGCAAGAACTAACGCAAAACCTTGAGCTATATCTCTTACACGATGTGCAAAAACTGTTTGAGTAGTACCTGTTACTATATTTTTAAGTCCTGCTGTTGGGAAACTCAGTCCTAGTTTTGCTACAATCCTTGCAGTAGCTTCAAGAGTCCTGTATGAAAGTTCATATGGAGCCGCAGATTTATCTGTTCCTAATTGTTTCTGAACAACGTCTTGTACCCAATTTATTTCTTTTTCTTTTACGCCTTTTAGTTCTGATTTTAAATTTTTAAATACTTGGTTGATACCATTTCCAGGTTTCATGCCTTGTATTGCTTCTGGAAACATTTCTAATGTTGCGTAAAATTTAGCCATTCCAGCTACATATGGATTTACAGTCCTATCAAATTGATGTTCATAGGTTCTAATTAATTTACCTTTTTCATTTTCTACGTATAAATCTTGTAATTCATATCTTTCTTTTAAATATTTAATTGAAATTTTACTTGGGTTAAAAAATAATGCATCCTGGTATCTTTGTTCCGCAACAAGCATAGACATCTCAAGTTCTTTACTTAATTGTTCTTTAGTATAATTTTTACCATATTTTTCTTTTGCTCTTCTTGCAGCTATACTCTGAGCTATATTTATAATGGCTCTACTTTTAGCTCCCTCTTTTAAATGTAAAGCTCTTTTTGCACCTGCTGTTATTGACCTTGTGATATAAATACCATCTTCAAAAAATTTAATATCACTGTTTTTCATTAAAAACTCAAACTCTGCCTGATTTGTGTTTTGCCTTAAAGCAGATTCAAATTTTTCTTTACCAAATCCTTTTTGTATGTTTTCTATATATAAAACAGCAATTTTACCTTCTTTGGTATTTGTGTTTAAATATTTATAACTACCATCTTTGTTCTTTTTAGCTAATCCATCACCAAAAGATTTACCATCTCTTCTTGTTCTAATTGTTTCTTTCCACTCTGGCAATACAGCTTTGTCAAAAAATGACTGAGCTTCATTTATTATTTTATTTTCTCCTTTAGGTAATCTTTTTCCATATTCAGTTTTTGCTTTTTGTAGTGCTAATAACATTTCCCCGTTGTTATCTAAAGCAACAACCATGTTATCTTTCATTTTTGAAAATTTAGCTTCTCTGGTCATAAAGTTACCACCAACAACTTTTAATCCATTGTCATTAAAATATAATAAACCTGCTTTATTATTTTCTTGTATTGATTCATGTGTTAGTAACTTTTCTTGCATTGTTTTTAATCCAATTTTACCTATCGCTTTATGAGAAGTCCCTAAAAACATTGTTGCTTCTTTTGTTAATCCTTTCCCTGGCCCTTCAAAAGTGTTTGCAATAATATTATTTATTTCGCTTTTTGTATTCCAACCAATTTTATCGCTTTCAACATTTTTTTGATTAATAACATATTCTTTATAGTTTTGTAAATCTTTAGTAGACAGGTTAAATAGATTACCGTCTTCTGACTTATACACATCTTTTACAATTTTAATTTGTTTAGCTTTTGTAATATTGACTGGCAATTGCGCTCTTTCAATTTGGCCAATAAGAGTTAATTTTTTAAATGCATCTTTTTGATTTATATATTGGTTCAAATCTCCTTGTAAAACTTCATCAAGCCTTTTAGCAAAAGAATTTAATTTTTCAATTTGTTGTACATAGTTTTTAGAATTAGGATTTATTGATTTAGGAATAATGTAATCTTTAGAATTAATTCCTTCTGCTGTGCTAGCAACATATTCTATAAAATCTTTACCACTTACATTATACTCTTTAACAACATTTCTTATTTGTCTATTTATAGCATTTTTATATTTATTAGGTGAATCAAAAGATGCATCACTAATTTTAAATTTAGCCTTACCGCCTGTAAATTGTACACCTGTTGTATCTAGCTTCTGTGTCAATCTTTTAGCCATAACGTTTGCATAATCATTAAAATTACCTACACCTACTATTGTTTTAATCCTTGATACAACTTGCTGTATAGCTTGTTTAATCTTAGCAAATACATTAGGAGCAAATGATATTGCTTGAGCTTTATCACCAGTAACATCTGCTGTAAACTCTTCCATATCTCTGTTTTTATTTTGCTTTTTACTTTTCCATTGTTTGTACTCAGGAGTGTTTTTGGCTAATTGTTCTAATCTACTTAAAGATTTTAATAATTTTACATCATTTACATCTCTTGCGTATGCTTTTACTTTATGAAATTTTTCATGAAAGAAATCTGTTGGTTGAAACCTATCTTTAGCAAGTAATATTGCGCCTTCTGCAGCATCAATAAACATGCCCAATATGCCTTTCCCTAGTTTTATTTGTTGTAATTGTCCAGGTGATAATTTATCTTTTGCTGCCCATGTATCAAGGAATCTTTCCCTAGCAGGGTCAAATCCCATTTTAAATGGCCCTTTACTTGCACCTTCTTTAAATTTTACATTTTCTATAGGAGAACCAAGTTTTTTGTGCAATGCTTTTTGAGATGCTATAATATTTGATTTTGTTGGCACATCATAAATTTGTTTAATTGCGCTTAAATCATGACCCAAAAGAAAATTCATCTCCCTGTATTCTGGCCCACTTAATTTTTCTCCACCTTTTGTTTGCATTCTTCTTCTTGTGTCTGTGAATTTTGATTTTTCATTAGCTACAAAGTCTTTATTAAATGATTGTCCTAATCGAGTAACATATTTACCTTTACCACTAGATAAATCACCAGTATAATTCATTAAAAGCTCTGCTAAAGGACTATCTATCCATACAATTCTTTCTGGTGTTTTAAATTTTCTAACATTTGGGCCCATATCAAAATAGTAATCGTTACCATCTTTTTTAAGTAACTGTTTAACTACATCAGGTGTTATTTTGTTAATTTCTGAATCTCTAAAACCATATTTAGCAGCTAATTCTGCAGCAATCTGATATCCCCTATCATTTGTTTGCTCTGATAGTTGTTTTCCTTTTTCTATAGCATGCCTTCTAATCCCTTCTTTTGCAGGTTTTACATTTTTACCCCTAGATTCATTTAAAGTTTTATTAAATCCTTTAACAGTAGCTTCTGTCATTAAACTTTTATCTCCAGATATAAAATCTAAACTTCTGGCAACTTTATTTAATTGACTAATAGTTGCAACACCTGAAGAAGTTAATAAATTTACTGATGAAATATTTTTAGTTATTTTTTTCCCATCAGAAACATATGATGTTTTATATGACGGTATTCCATTTTTTATTAATTGTGCAATTTCCATACCTGATAATTGGTAGAAATTTTTTCCTTCTGAATTTAAATAACCTATAATTTTAATTGCTGTTTTTGTATTCTTTTTAGGAGATGTTCCTAAAGTTTGTGAATATAAATATTCAGCCATTTTATAGGCAGTAACAATATCAACTGGGTCTTTACCTACCAGACCTTTTAATATATGTTTTGTTTGCCCTGATTCAAATATATCTTTTTTAATATCATAATCACTTTTTTTTCTAGGTTTGTCTGTTCTAATAAAATCATTATACTCTTTTACAAGTTTATCATATTGGAATTGTTTTATATTCATGTCTCCAACATTTCTTGTTTCTACAAGCATGTTTTTTATATCTGCTAAATCTTTTCCAATACCTTTTGATTCTACAAAAGGCTTACTTGGGTCGCTTATTTCCGTAAACGTATCTTTTGCCTCAATAGCTTTATCTTTTGAAGTAACTACATATTCAATTCCAGGAGATTCAAATTCTGGTAATCCTTCCAATGTTTCCTTGTCTAACTTTACCCCTTCTGTAGTTTCTTTTTTAAGAGGGTCTCTTTGTTTTAATAATTCTTGTTTGTATGTTTTCTTTAGCCCTTCTCCAACAGTCAATGCTTCATTAAAATCTTTTGTCCTAACCCCTGTTTCTATTTTATTACCTTTAGGTGTTGTTAGTATAGGTTCATAGCCAATAATATCACCTTCTTTATTTTTAACTTCTTTTACAGATACATCAAAGCTATCTGCAAATTTAGTTCTCATTTTTTTAGCTGCTCCAGGGTCATTTAATGCGCCTAGATTTACCATTTCATTTACATCTTCTAATGATTTTATTTTTTTATCTAATTGTTTTTCAATGACAGTTCTTTTTTCTTTTGTTGATAATTCATCAGCAGTAAAAAACTTATCAATGCCAGCACGCATTTCTTTATATATTGCATACAATGTATTATTAATATATCCAAATTCTTTTAATAATCCTGCTCTCGTCTTTGCCCTTTCTTTTCTACTGCCAAGTTTTGAAATATCATCAATTTTAGATAAATTTTTATTATATTTTTCAAGATTTTTACTAAATTCTGGCATTGCAATTAAAACATCTCTTGCTTCTGCTTCAATAAGCATTTTTTCTTTTATTAATGCTTCTGGTGTAGCAACTCCAGCAGCAGTAAGTTCATTTTCTATGTTTTTTAATTTTTCATACCTACTAGATATTTCGCCTCTTTCTCCTATGTCTAATAAATCATGCGTTTTACTTAAAGGGTCTTTTTTTGTTGTAAACCCAGCTTTTTCAAATATATCACCATAAAATTCTTTTTTAGCTTTTGTATACCTTTCAACATCTCCTTGACCTATACGTAAGGGCTTTGTAGATGCTCTTAAGCCACCAACGATTGCTGTGTTCATAAATATACTTGACAGCCAATCATCCATGTCAACTTTTTCTCCCATAAGCGCACGTTCAGCCAATTGACCTGTACCAAATAATGTGCCTTCAGCAACCACTTGACCAGCTGGATTCATTGTTAATTTTGTAACTTTATTAGCAAACGATACATCTGAAGCCATTTTAGCTTTAGCAAATTTAGGAGCCATTAAACCTTTTGTAACATAACCAGCTGCAGCACCTAAAGCCAGACTACTTGCTCCATGTTTTGTTGCATTCCATGTAGTTTGCAAATAATCCATTTCATTTCTTACGCCTTGTTTGATTTCACTAGATTGCTGCGCTGCATCTTGCAATGCTCCGCCAGCTGCACCATATGTAGCAAGACTAAATCCTGATTCAATACCAGCACCTCTTGCTAAATAGTTATGAAATCCTCCAGCCATTGCTTGTCTTGTAGCTCTATTTGCACCAGACTTTTGTAACATTTGAGAAAACCCTTTTGTTGCCATATTACGTAATGGCCCTGATGCAATAGTTTTTGCAGCAGCTCCACCAATAGCACTACTACCAAAAAATGTCAATACATCAATAGGGGAAACTAAGCCAACAAAAAATTGACCAGCCTCATCATACCACGCTCTATCTATGCCAGATTCTTCGTATTTAGCCTCTCCATGCATAATTTGATATATAGTACCAGCTATTGATTTATTATAGGCTTCTCCCCACCAATTACCGTCTTCTGCATATGCTTCAGATAAATTTGCTGTAAGTATTTTTTCAAAAAAACCTGGATTAGCTTTTTCGTTTAATTCTTGTTCTGTTGGAATAGGTTGGGTTATTCTAGGTTTATAAGGGTTTTCTGGATATTCGTAGTTTACACCATTTTTATCTTTGGTATAGATATTTTTTAATTTTTCATAAATATCATAATCACTTTCTCCTAAAGTATTATATTGTCCCTTATACCATTCAACTGCTTTTTGAGGATTTATCATATTTTAATTTTGGTCGCTTCTTCTAGGAAGAATTTGTAATCCATATTTAATGGTTAAAGCGATATTCCTAAATTCTGCCTGATTTTGATTTATAAATTCTTCTAACGTTAAATTAGAATCTTTATATTTCTTTTTAAATTCTTTTAACATATTTGATTCATTATAAGTTAAGCTTGAACGTTTAAGCATTTTTTTGCCAAGTTTTTCATCAGTCCCTTCTTTTACAGCCTGAAGCATATTTAATTCATCACTTAAAAATTTCTTTAAAGAATTGCCAGATTTTTGTTTATCTAAAGATGACCAATCTCCTAGATTCTTTTTTAAATTTTTATAATTTTTTAAATATTCTTCGCCTTTTGAACCTAAATAAAAACGACTAAAGTTTACTCTATTAATTCTTTTTTGTTCATCTGTAAATTCATTTAATTTTTCTGGATATTTTTCAAAAAAAGCTTTTTCTAAGTTTTCTACAGTTGGAGGATTTTGTAAAAATTCTAAAAAAGTTGGAACATCTAAAGCTGCAGACTTATATGCTTCTGCTATGTAATCAGGCATTTCATTGTTTTTAATCATATCTGCAAGTTCTGTGTAATCCAAATCCCCATAAGATGATATATCTGCATTGTCAAGTAAATTTATAAAAGAATCGTCAGCTAAAGTTCCATCTACTACTTTATCCATAGTTTGGTCAACACCATCAGTTTCAATATTGTCTATTATTATATTGTCAGTTGTTAAACGTGAAGGAGTTTCTCCTTTAATAATTTTTTGTATTTCAACTGGGTCTGTTGTCCCGTATTTTTCAGTCAGCTGTTTATCTGTAACTTCTTTTTCTCCTACATCAACATCTGCAAGTGCTTCATCTGTTATTTGGTCAATAACAACAGTGCCTCCTTCTTCATCTATATCGCTTGGTAAAAAATTTAAAACTTCTTCATCCGCATAATAATACCCAACAGCTTGTTTATATTTATTTCTTAATTCTCTATTTCTTGTTTGTTCAGCATCTATAAGTTCTCTAATTGTTTGTTCAGCAGTTTTATTTCCAGCAATGAAATCTCCTGATGCAAGTTTTAATGTTTCCTCATCTAAGCCTAAATTCATTAATTGTCCTATTAAATCATCTCCTGTTAAAAGAGATAATTGTTCATTTTGAAGACCTAATAAAATACTATCAGATTGTTTAATTTCAGTTGTAAACATAGATTTCTTTTCATTTCTTAAAGATTTCATGTCTGCTGAGGTAAAGTTAGCTTTTGTTATATTCTCAGCTTCATCCATAGTTATAACTCCATCCCCAACCATTGCAGTTAAAGCATTGTCTAAAGAACGTTGATAATTGCCAATATTAACACTTAATTGGTCTTCATCAAATGTTCCGTCACCTATTTTTGGTATTCTGAATTGTGCTGCGCCTGCAGTTATCTTATTCCTTAAAGTTCCTATTTTTAAATATTCATTACTAATCATTTCTAAATTAGATTCGTAATTTAATCCTTGTTCGTTTAACGACTCTCTTGTAGCATCTAAATCAACCCAATCCGCAGATTTTGATTTATATTTATCACTTTTAAAAAACTCATCAGCTTGTTGTATAGCATTAGAAAAATCATCATATGCAGCTTTTTTATTTTCTGCTGCAAACCGTATTGCATTTTGATTAAAATTTGTTGAATCGTATTCGCTGCTGTATTCTTTAATGTTGTCAAGAGCAGACATAACGCTATTAAGTTGTTCTTCTGTTTGAGCAGCATTAAGCATATTATTAACACCTGTTTGCTGCAATCCTATTTTTTGTCTTCTTGCTTCATGACCAGAAGAAAAGCCTTGTACTATTTTTAAAATATCTGAAATTGCTTCCATTTAAAAATCCTTTTATTGATATCCTTTGATTTGCAATGCTTGAGAACGCCATTGGTTAATTAAGTCTTGTATTGAACTTAATGATTGCGTTCTTTGCTGTCCTGTCTTTGTTAAGACGTCAGTCATTCCTTTTCCGTATACATCTTTAATTCCACTAGCAAATTGTTGTTGTTGTCCACTTCCCGCAAAACCTCCTGCTGCTTGCCTGCCCATTTGTCCTTGTCCTGACTGTAACATTTTATCAACAAGTGTTTGTCCTGTTGCTTGAACTTGAGGGGAGTATGTACTTGCTAACGAACCTTTAATTAATTCTTCTGATATAGGTTGAAATAAAGAAGACGGTAATTGACTACCTGATAAACCAAATTGTCCTTGCAATGCTGTCGCTATTTGCTGAGGGCCTAATTGAGATAAACCTGAAAATCCCTGTGTATCTATTCCAAGTTGTGAAAGTTGCCCTACTATATCATCTATCATTGCCATTAATAATTCCTCCTATTTACTTTTCCACCTTCTTCAAAATCTAAAAAGTTTACTTTACTTAAAACGTTTTCAAGAAAACCATCTTCTTTAAATAATGTAGTTGGGTCAAAACTTCCTAATCCACCACTGCCTAAATTTTTAATTAAATTTTTAAGAAATCCTTTATTAATTCCTCCGCCACCTTTTACAATATCAGTAATATCAAAATCTCCTTTTGTTACTCCTTCGAGTAAAGCATCTGGGCTTAATCCTCCCATTCCCGCAAAAGGATTTTGCCCTGTAAACACATCTTTAAAAAAAGTATCAGACACACCTAAAGATTGCCCTAGCTTGCCTGCTCCATACCCTTTTGTTGCACCTAAAGCTCCTGCTGTTAAAATATCACCTGCGCCAATGTCATCAATGCTTTCTTGATAATCTTCATAAACATCTGCCGCTTTATCTTCTTGTGTTCTTGCTAAGTCTCCTAAAAAAGTGCCACCATATTCTTCTACTCCTCCGATATCTAAAGCTTTCATTTGAGCTAATTTATCTTCTTCAAATTTCTTAGTATCTTTTACACCTTTCATTCCAGCTAAACCACCTACAACCGCACCTGCAACTGGATTGAGTAAAGATATAACTGGAGCAAGTTTTTCATACCATTTTTTCTTTCTTGTTTGTTTTGCAATTCTTTCCTGTTCGTCTATTAAAGCTTTTTGTTCTTTTTCAAATTCTGTTTTCATTTCAGATTTTTGTTGACCAATTGCTTCAGCTCCAAGTCTTTGAGATTGTTTTGCTCCTATTAAATTTTCTAATATTGATTGCTCTGTGGTTGCAACTTGATATGGATTATATGCCATAACTACTCCTTTTTAAGTCTAATTCTTCTGTTAAATATATCACTTATTCTCATTATTTACAAATCTAACATTTAAGTTGTTATATCCCATTTAAAGACCATAGTAACATTCGTGTCCTGACTTGCTGAGGGCATAGATAAATAAATATTATATAGCCTGCCTTTAGTAAGCGTTGTACTTCCTGATGTTGGAGATGTTAAATCATAGTCTAAAAATGTGTCATCTGCTATATCTATTACTAAATCTTTTCTAAAAGTCATAGACGAAGGTACTTCTGTATCATTACTTGCTTCTAGAAATCTTAAACTTGCTGTCCCGTCTTGTGCTATCTCACTTCTAAAACAAAATTTTTCTAACACCCCATCATACGGTGCGATAAAACATAAAAATTCATTACTACTAGTTGTTGCTGTTCTTTCAAATATATAGCCTGTCATAGGTAAATAAACAGCAGAAACAGTAGCATTATACCCTATATACTTTGTTTCATAATGATATTTACCAATACCAACTATATCTGTTCCTGCATCATCTGTAAATGCAAGTTCATTTGGAGCTGCATCATCTATCCAAATCTGACCATAACCTGCAGCATCACTACCTGCACTAGCTCTTTCTTTTATTAAAAAATGATTTTGTTCAAATTTTATTACTTCGTCTGTAATTGATATCTGCTCTGTTCCATCTACAGCTATGGATAAATTTGTCCCACTTGAAGCTGTGAGAGAAACATTTTCTCCATCATCTAAATATAAATATCTTGAATTTTCTCCATGTATTTTTACATTTGCATTAAATGTTTTTACACCTGTAAATGTTTGAGCACCTGCTAATGTTACATCCCCTGCATTTGCAGTTGCTCCATCAGCTACATTTAGAAATGTTAATACATTTGCTTTTGTCATTTCAGTAATAATTCCATCAGAACCAGCATTATTGCCAAGCATTCTTGCGTTAGTCATATTTTGTATTTTAGCATACGTAACTTGGTCATCTCCTATATGAGCTGTATCGATAGACCCATCTGTATAATGTTCACTGTTAACAGCATCATCTGCTATGTTATCGCCTTCAATTGCATCAGCACCTATATAAGCATGTGCTATAGCAGTTCCTTGCCATACGCCAGTACCAATGGTTCCTACTGTTGTTATATTAGCTTGCGTAAAATGTTCATTGGCATCAAAATTATTTAAAGAATCATGGTCTATTTCTGCAGGAACAGCAACAGCAGTTATAGTTGTGCCACTGTTAGTTACACCTACACCATTAGAACCTAATATAGAAAAATCTGCAGAACCTGCTGTGTCTTCAGCTTTACTTCCTGAACCTGTATCTGTTGTTATACTTACACCTGTAATATCACCATCACCTGTACCTGCTCCAATATATGAACGTAGATTTGCACCTGTAACAAACTTGACAACGCCAGAATCGGACATTAAAAATTTATCTGTATCACTACCAACTTCTGCTATTGTAGATATTTCAAGAGTCCCTGATAAATCTGTATTTGATGCTGTGACTTTTAATGCGCCACCTGAATCTGTTCCTAGTGTAGATGATACGCTGGAATTGTATGATAACTTTAATACATTGTCGTTTGCTGCAGTTTGCCAGTTATCATCATAATTTGTATTACGTTTTATTTCTAATACCGAGCCATCATATAATAATGTAGATTCTGCATCAACATTTCCTATTGTTTGACCAATTGTGAGTAATTGATTTTCTGCTGTACTACTTATGCTATCATGAGTGTCATTTTCAGAATAATACCATGTTCCACCATTAGACTCGCATGTTTCTTTATCAGAATACTGCTCTAATGAGCAATATGCGCTTTTATAGCTTATATTTTTAAAAGGTAATAGTAAATCATCAACAAGCTGTTCTCCTGTCTTAGATTCAATATTTCCTAAATTATTAACAATATATTCATTTGTTAAATCTTTTACAGTTAATTTATTTGTTGTTAAATGTTTTGTTGTTGATTTTCCAATACGATTAAGTTCTTGCATTTGATTTGCAACATACCACATACCTCCAGCTTTTGTGCAAATAAACACACCACGACCAGATATTCTTGATATAACAATATCCCCGTCATTGCCAAAATCTTTTGTGGGAAAAGTATTAAGAACACGAGTTCTTGACGCTTTTAAATGTTGAAAATTAGCCATTACTTGACTCGTTTTGTTTTAAATACAATAGATATGTCATTAATTTCAAAATCAGCTGCTACAGTAGAGGCATAAAACAATAATTGAAAAGAATATATATTATTAGCTTCTGATGGTGATGCAAATTTTAATTCTGCAGTCTTCCAATTGCCGTCAGTTTCATCTAATGTTTCAGATGCATAACATACAGTTGAAGTCCCCGCAAATTTACTTGAAGTTTTAAATTGTATGTTATTACTAAACGTGCCTGTATCAAAAGGCAACCCATTTTTTTGAGCATATACAGATACACCTGAGTCAGTTCCATCAGTTCCAACTTTATATGTAATATATACTTTATATATTTTCTTTCTATTTGCTACATTTCCAAAAGTAAAATCTTTAGTTCTAAAATAAAATAGTTTTGTACCGCCTGAAGGCAATACTGTAGATGCATTATTCCATTTTTTAATTCCATTAATAGACGCGTCTCCATCTTTATGTCTGTAATACAATACATCTCCATCTACATTAGTTATCATATTTGATATTTTTCCAGTATCCCCAGAAGAAGAATTGCCTGCAATAGATTTATGATTGTATATCCAAGATTTTGTTGGAAAATGATAAGTTGCAGAATCTGGAATACCTAAACTGCTGATATCGCCTGATGTCCATCGAACAATTAAAGTGTCTCTGTCTTGTATATATCCTACAACGCAAGCTCCATCATGAGTAGATGCAGATGCAATCCAATAATTATTTCCGACTCCATCATAGTCACTAGTTGCTGCTATTCTGTTATCAATTAAATTATTCATACTTGAACCATCATAAATATAACATCCTGTTTTATTTGCCCATACAATGCCATATGGAGTTTTTACTACAGAATGTTGTCCTAATACTCCAACATTTTCAAACGTATCTTCTAAAAATTCAAAATCTCCTGATACATTAATTACAAATACTTTACGTTTTTTATATTGTAATAATTTATCTTTATAATATGCTAATGCTGTAATTTCATCACCATCATTAATAGCAACATCAATAAAATTAGATTTAGGCAAAATATTATATTTACCAATAGGAGATTTAAGCATTCTGTCTCCATGTATTTCTCCATCTTGCATTATATTCCCAACATACAATCTGCTGTTAGCAACAACAGAACATTTATATCTTGCAGTTAAAGTATTACTACTAACTGCGTCTTCTTGAGAAACCATTGTTTCAGATTCATAGCTATTAACTTCATTATAATTTATAAATGCAGTTCTGTCTAAAAAGAATTGTGCTTCTCCACTTGAAATCACTGGGGAATCTGATTTTATAGAAGACGTAGTAGAATGCATTGTTTTTGTTTTATGGTCAATATAAAATTGTAAATACCATATTTCAGATTCTGTGTCCCTCATATAAAATTTTGTTTTATTAATATTTGAATTATTTAAATACGATTCAAGCATTTTAACTCTTATATGAGGAGAATGACCTATATCTATATAAGATACATTTGGATTATCAACGTTTTCTCCAATACCTGAAGTTATGCTAGAAAATCCAGATTCTTCATTAAATTGACTTTCAACAGTTGTTGCAAATTCAAATATTTTATTAGCCCAACCTAAACCTTCTAAAGCGCTTGCTCCAAATGAAAAGTTAACACCAAGTGAACTTCCATTTAAAGGTATATCTGAAACCTCTGCATCTTTATTATAAAATTTTAATTGAAACCTATCAATAACAAATCTAGTATACATAGTAACATTTTTCCATGGGTTATAAGGGCCATAAGGATATTCTCTATTATCTATATCATTGTTCCCTACATAATTTATATAACCATGCGTTCCGCTAGCATAATTTCCTCCAAACATCTGGAGCATAGTTTTTTCAAGACCTGCAGATGCTGCGACATTAGTGCCTCCGTGACTAGGTATTTCTTCTAATTTAATTAAAATATAATCTGAAGGGCTTATAGTATTTGTATGATTATTAAATTGTATTTTATCTTCTATGTCTAAACATATACGTAAAGGTTTACATCCATGTGCATTACCATGAGTATCAGCATTGTCCCATTCTTGATATTCTCCTCTTTCTAATGTTGCAGATAATAATTTTCCAGTTGTATCATATCTTTCTAAATATCCATCTCTGCAAACATCCCATATACTTTTTTGTCCAATGTGACTAGTTGGCTCGCTGCAAATATTTCCAATATCACTTGTTGATTGCGCCCTTGCTGTATCAAATGTAAAATCTTCTGCTCTTATCATTTTATTTAAAATACTTTCAGATGACGAATCTATAGAAGCATCGCTTGCTACCCCTCCTTGAAATTTAAAAATAGGTAATGCTGGCCCATTTGGAATATATGTAGAATCGCTTGCAAATCCAATTACATCATATTTAAATTTAATGTCAATTTCTTTTAAATTTCCAATTTCATTTCCTGCGTCATCTGTAAGACCTTCAAGTGCTTGAGGGTCAACTATTAAAGATAAAGGATTTCTTACTTTGTCTTTTGAATCATGAACATTTGTTGCTACACCTCCTACCCTATGTGATGCTCCAGCATCGCTTGTATTTATTCCTAAATTAGTTAAAATTTTTCTAGGAGAAGATGTGTTAGTTCCAAATCCATCTGTTATAAAACTTGAATTTTCTCCCAGTCCTATTTCATGCTCAGTACCATACTGAGAATTTAAAACATTAATACTATTATCTTCAATAATATTATCTATATACCATTGACTATTAGGGTCAGGCAATCTTTTATACTTTTGAGTAATTTCACATGCAGAATGCGTATCAGAATATAAACCACCATTTCTTCCGTTAGACATGTTTCGTGAGCCATCAGTAAAACATCTAATAACCATTCCTGTTGGGTTTATTATACCATTTGAATTTTCATTTTCGTAAGTTATATCGCCAAATGCTCCCATTGGCCAATTTGTTTGTTTTGTTGTTTCGTTTTGCCTGTAAGTTTTTCCTGTAAATAGTTCATTAAAGTATGTCGATAAATCAAATACTGCTGCAGATTCAGGGTCTTCATTTATTTGAAAAACTGCTGTTGAGGGAGGCGATACTAAAAATTCTTCAGTTTTTGTCCACCCTATTGTAGAATTAGAATTTGATGGAGTTCGATTAGAATAGTACACTAATTTATTTTTATTTCCTGTATTAAAATTACCATCAGATATTTTTAACATTCCATTAATATAATCATAATTAGGCTCTGCTCCAGAATCTCCCCAGTTAATATAATTTAAAGTCCATGAACTTGATTTAGAATTATGTAAATGTATAGCAGAGCTATTTTGTTTATTATCTAATAGCATAGTAATAACATCTTTATCAACTTGTCTATTTGATGTAATTTTAAAATTTTTAATTTTTACTGTAGAATTATCTTCACCTTGGTCTCCTCCGTAACCAAATTTACCTGCATGTATTCTAAATTTCCAATTTGTTACATCGGTATAATTTTTTGGAATAATAAAGTTAAATTTATATGTACTTTCATCATGATTATGAAAAGGATTATTTGAATCTACCCCTACGCTTTGAGATGTATTTGAAAAATCTCTTACAGCTATACCTGCTGCATTAAAATAGTTTTTATATAAAGTTACACCATGTAGAAAAAATCTAAAAGTATTTGGATGAGGTGTTTCTATTCCAAATTGAATTTTTATTGGCATTGTATCGCTTGTAGTCCTTGATGCGGGAGTAGTAAAAAATATTGGGCCATCTGTTGTTTGATTTGACACAGGATGAATACCACTATAATTAGGATGATGTTTCTCATTTCCAAATCCATCAGAAAGAGATGTCGTTATCGAAGTTAAATTCTTAAAAAATAAAACTTCTTCTGTTTCTGGATTTATTACTTGTACTATTGCGTTACCATGACCACTAACAGACGAAACCAGAGAAGTATAATGATATAAAAAATCTAAACTATAAGATGTATGTTCATGCAATTGAACCGTTTGACTTAAGGCGTTACCATTACTACCAAAAATACTTGTTGTTAATTTTGCTCCTGATGCTGTATTATCAACACTAGAACTTCCGCTAAGTTGAGCAACTGTCAATCCATGGTTAGCAAAATCAGATGTAGCAGCTTCAGGATTTCTTACAATATCCCATTCTTGTACATATAATACAGTATCATTTGCAATGTCAACATCAACTCCTTTTGAAAAAACTATTTCAGTTGTACTATTTACTGAATCGCAAATTCCAATAAAAGTACCATCCGATTTATATAAAGATTGATGTAGTAATAAAGTTTCTGTTGCTGCTGTTGTGTCTACAGTAAGTGTAACAGAAGAATCTGTTGCTGATACAGTGCTTTCATTTGATACAACTCCTGTTGTAGATAATGTATTGTAATTATCTCTAAAATCTCCGTTGTCTATATAATTTGAACCTGGGTTATATATGTATCCTGAAGTTGTACCATTTCTACCTATACCTGATAACCATTTATATGACATGTTTTCAGAAGCAATAAGAGAAAGACCTGTAACATTAATACTTCCAACTGTTATTTCTGCTGTATTACTTGTGCTTCCAGGGTCTGTAAATGTTAAAGTTTCGCCTGCAACAAAATCAAAACCTTTGTCTTTTGTAAAATAAAAAGTAGGATTTCCACTAGCATCTGTATAAATATCAAACACTGCGCCATATCCTTTTGCACTTGTACCGTTGTCGTCAGGTAAAACACCATAATGTTTTTTGCTTGCTTCCCATGCTGTTACTGATGGTGTAGTGTCACTTAAGGTTTTAATGCTACCTCCAGTGTCTGCAATAGTTGAAGAATATAACTCAATAAAAGGAGATAAGTCTCCGTAATTGTTTGTAGAGCTTCCAGTTTTACTTCCATCTGCAACATTTAATGTTAATGGAGAACTAAGGTCTACTGTATATTCTACTGTATACTCTACTCCTGAAAATAAAGATAAATTTGGTTCATATTCTATATACCCTAAATCTTTTGATTGAGCAGATGTAATAGTTCCAGTTTTTGAAACAATACAATATTCTTCTTGGTTTGAATATACATCATCAATCCAATCTTTATAATTTGTTCCATCTCCTTTAAAGTTTGTGCTAGGAGTCCATCTATATATCATATATTTTGAAGGATTGGCATCATCTTTATCATTTAATGCTGTACTAAAAGCAGCAGTGGTTGTTAAAGTTCTTGAACTTCCAACATAACTTGATACTTTTCTTGACTGCCCACTACCTGCTCCTGCATAAATATAAACAATCATATCGTCATATGTTTCATTTGCCGAAGAAGTAATAAATGCATCTTCTAATATAAAAACAGTAGTGCTGGTAACAGTATCAATTGTACCTGTTGCAATACCTGAATTAAAGTTAGATTCTATTCCAGAAAATTCATAATCAGAAGTAAATTGAAATAAACCATATCCTGGTTTAAAATTTTGACTACCAAAATACTCCGAACCTAAAGTAGTCTCAGCCATACCAGAAACTCTAATAATACCATTTTTATCTACAACTGCATTCCAATTCTGTACAAATTGATTATCTTCTATATCTCTTGCATCAGAATATGCATTTAACCCTCCTGCAAAATTAGTAATTTGTAATACTTGTTTTGGCACTATTTTCCTTTTACTTTATCAACAATAGGTTTAATTACCATATCAAAAATTACATCGTCTTTTTTTGATGGACTAAGTTTAACTGCTTTTTCTACAACATATAATAAAAGTAAAACCCATTCCCAGTTTGCTAATAACATTTGCATGTTTATTCTCCTTGTTTAATTAAAATCGTGCTTTTTTAGTTACTTTTTTAAGTATTGCTAAATCTTTTTCTAACTCTTCAATATACTTGCCATATTTATTTACAGTTTTATTTAAAGCTTTTACTTGCTTATCAAGCTCATTTGGCTGTTCTACGTATTCCTGTATTTTGTCTAACTTGAACTGTTTCATAAGCTGTTTCATGACTAAATCTAATACTTTTTTTATAATAATTCCTTGTATCATTATTTCTCCTTATGCGACATCATCTAATATTGCTGCGACTATACATTGTACATTTCCACCACCAGCTGTTTGGTCTGGGTCTGCAGATATTGCATGTAAATCCCCAACTGTTGTATTAGGCATTTTAGCAAACCATGAATGCCCTGAACTTATTTCTATTGCATTTGTAGAACCAT